GGCATTCACCCACTAAGAAGCAAATCAAAAGATGGAAAAAGTTAAATCAGCATTTGAGTCCACTAACGAACCAAGTTTGTGGCAGACAGATAAGAGGGCTAAACGTCAAGAAGTAGCCCTTAAAGCGGCTAATACAGAGCTTAAAAACAGGGGTCTTAGGGTGCGTGAGAACTTCACGACTTATAGCAAGGCTAGAGCCGCAAAGTGATAGTCAAAATCCGCACCTTTTATGGCAGAACTAAGGGGGTCAGAGGTGACCGCCAGACTGATGTCGTAATGGGTACGGCTTGGTTGTGCCAGAAGTGTGGTGAGGTGATCTTGTATGAACACCTCACCCCTAAACACTATTGCAAGCGTCCTCTTATGCCTGTAGTCCTTGCAAGTACTGAGTCTTACCAGCAACCTTAACGGCTGTCAGTTCTTGATTCTTCAGATTAGAAGGGTCAAAGCTACAATGTATCCAGCCCGAATTTGGCTGACCTTGGGTGTAGAACTCAAGGATAAGCTGAGTGTAGTCAAGGTTATCCATAATCCATTGCGCTACATCAGGGTTTGGAAGACCATCAATTTCAAAGTCAACTGCTTGGCCTTTGCAATGGTCTGAGGTTGCCGAGCCTCCGGTGGCTTGGTTAACGGCTGGACACCTAAACCCAGATGTGATCTTGACAGGCTTGCCAAAGTGATCCCGCACTGGTTGCAAGATGTTTTCGCAAAGCAAACGCAATGATTCGATTTGCTCATCATTTGGCGTGTTGTCAATGTCTAGGCGTGTTGCAGTCTCAGACTTGATGAGTTCATTGAGTGTGAAGTTTGCTGACAGGTTCATAGTTTCTCCTTTAAGGTTTCGTAGATTGATTCGTAGGCTTGTTGACAGGCGGCAAGCTGTCTGATTGCTTCATCTCCATCGTCTGTGATGGCGATAAGAGTTTTAGCAGTCTCTGCGTCAAGTTCGCCTCCCTCTTGACTGCTATCTCCGCTGGCAACGGCGGTATCTGAGGTGGTTGATACGGGGCAGTTGCTTGCTTTGACAGGGAGCCGCAACCGCAAAGCACCAGAGTCAATAGCATAATCACGCTCTTTTGAAATCTGTTTTGCTCTCTCATTCGATGTCCTTAATGCTGTGGCTGTTGATGTAATGGCTGTGGTCAATGCAGCCTCTTTTGTCTTTGCAATAGCGTTTAAACGAGCAATCTCTAGTTGTTGAGAGATATTCTCATCATGCTTGCCCTTTAAGTAACCACCCCCAAAAGAGATGGTTACAGACAAGACAAACCCCAAGATTACCCAAGGGTTGAAGATACTCATGGCTTTGGCGGCTCATCGTTGTCATTGGACTCAGCCTCTGCCTTTGCGGTAGCGTTGGCTACAGCCTTGACAGCGGTACGACCAGCTACACCACCAAGAACGCCAGTAATGAACACCATGATAGTGTTGATTTGTTGCAAGTAAACAGAGTCGATTTTGGCCATGCCCGACATGGGCTGTGTCACGAACGAAACTGAGTATAAAAACATAGCCATAGCGCCAAGCAGAATGGTCACCAAGACCACGATAACGAATGCCCATACCCTGACCTCAATCTCGTCTGATGTCAGTCGATTGTTAATTTTATATCCTACTGTTGCCATTACTTTTTCTCCTGTTCAGGTTTGATGAGTTGATCGGGACAAGTACCTGTAGCGGTACAGATTGGGGGTTTGCATTCTGGTGTATCCCAATTCTTAGGGTCTTGGCATGGATACCTGAAGCGATCTTCACAGCCAGCCAGTAACCCGCAAAGGATGCCAGCACAAATAGTCAGCGCCAGCAGTTTAATTTCATGGTTTGTCATTTTTGCGTCTCTCCTGTTCTACTTGCCTTCTTAACCGTTCTACCTTCTCGACCTGTTCCTTGACCTCATGCTTGGCCTCTAAGATATCGAGGTACAGCATTGCGCCCAATGGGAGTAAACACGCTATGAGAAAACAGCAGAATACCCATCCCATTATGTCTTGCTCCAACGACTTAACAGGACGAACCACAGCCACAGGTAGAGGAGGAATATAGTAGTCACTGCTAGGTACGCTAGTTTTAGCTGGACGTTTCTTTGCTCCTGCCGCCGTTGCCATACTTCTTGCCTCTTAATTGCTTCCTCTTTCAACCTTGCTTGCGTCTGCTCCTCCTCAATCTTGTCCTTCATGGTATATACAGAACTGTACAGAGCACCCATCTCAGGAGGGGCAGAATATACGAGGCACTCACGAATCTGAACCACAAGCCTGTCCATTTCTTGCTGTGCCATCACTCTCTTGAGTGCCGCTTCCATGTGATTCTGGTTAGGGTCGTAGACTGTGAGACTCTTTTGTTCTTCCTCTCTGATATGCGCCGCTAACTGCTCCTGAAGTTTAAAGAACGATGTTAAATCTTGGACAATCCCAATTTTGACTTGAGTCTCGTCCACAGAGACATAAGCAGATTTCTTAGACTTAGCAACAGGTTTTGCAATTTGAGGCTTTGGTTTAGCACCAAAGAACTTGAGAAGCTGAGTCCAGAAGCCGCCGATCTCTTTACCAACGGCCACAGCTTGGTCAACGGTGCTCTTAACCTCAACAAAATGCTCTTTAGCTTGTTTATAGAGGTCAACACCTTGCTGAATCTGCTTGACCAGACCAGCCGCCATGAGGCAAATAGTGATTGGGTCAATTTCAGTCTCCTTTTTTCAAGGAATCTTCAATTCGTGCTTTCAGTTTGCGGTCTTTAACAAACTGATTTGCGGCACGAATACCGGACAAAACAGGAACTGGCAATCCAGTCACCATACCAGTCAAGCCAGCTTCAGTTATAGCCGTCAAGATAACGCCAGCAGTGCCAGATGTATTGACTAAAGTGCCGGGAGGCACAGTCTGGACATATTGCAAAACTTCATTCAGGTCACGAACTTTTTGCGCTTTGTCTTTACCAAGAACAATGTCCAAACGACCATTCTTGTCAAGGCTATTGATTGCTTCATTCAACTTTGCTGGAGAGACAATCTTTCTTCCCATTGAGTCAGTACCAAGGCCACTTGTTGACACTTCCTCTATGTGCTTGATGGTTGAACCCTGAATCTCATTCCATGCAGTCTGTCCATCCTTGCCGCTAGTGTAAAGAACACGCTTCAAGAACGTGATTTCTTCAGGGCTACCATTCAGGATAGATTTTTGAAAGACTTGGCTAGCTTCTACCTTGGGGTCATCCTTGCCTTTTACCTTGGTAAGTAAATTAGAAACAATGGCACGACCTTCAAACTTTCTGGCTTGCTGTTCTCTGACTGCTCTGGCTTGCTTATACAAGTCACCGCCAGCACTTTCAGTAGAGTCATCAATGACTTGCTTGATGCTACTGCCAAACGATTTGTTTGTTGCGTCAACACCCATAGTCTTATTGACTGTTCTACGCAACAGTTCTGTATTTGCCAAAGTAGTAGGAACAGCCTGAACAGTTCCATCTTCCAACTCAGTCAATATTCCAAGCTGAATACCCTTGCTCTTTGCGACACTAATGACAGGCGCAAGAGTAGATTCAGGCATATTTTCATTGATGTATGTAGCCAATGAATCCAAGGTTACTGGAGCTTCAAGTTCACCGGCAGTTTCAGCCTTCTTGTATGCGGCAGTGGTCTTAGCCTTTGCGCCTTGCCATCCTTGAGACAAAGCATCAATGACCTTGTTTCCTGTAGCCGCAAAGCCAGACTGAGCCGCTTCAGCACCAGTCATTTCCATCAAGGAATCAAAGTTCTGCAAAACTTCCAGATTGTTCTGCTCTGCTCTTGCCCTTAATGGTGCGCCTTGCTGACCCTTCATCTGTTCTTTTTCAAACGCAAGTTGTTCAGCTTCACGACTTCTTGCACCTTTGGTAAGAGTGACAGGAACAGGCAAACTCTCAGCAGTAGTTTGTCTGACCAACTCCATAGGAGTAGCCGCAGCACCGCCACTAGCACGACCAGTAGTTATTGCTGGAGGAGGTAATGCATCTCTTGCCGCCGCTCTTACATCAGCAGTAACTTGTCTGATTGCGGGAACAACTTGACCCTTACCGCCAGAAAGTAAGCCAGATGGCAATACTGGCTGTAATGGCACAAGTTCAGCACCTATCTCGCCAAGTGCTTTAACTTGCTCCTGACCAGCTTGAGTCCTTGGCGCATAAGTGTATTGCTGACCACCCAAAGCGGCTCGTTCTTCAATGCGTCTAGCGGCCTCTGGAGTGCCAAACTGACCAGTCTTGGCCTCCTCATAAGCACCAGTTAAAGCGCCTCCAACAGTGCCTAAAAGACCTGTAGTTCCACCAGTCAACAAGGTTAAGCCTGTCTCTCCAGCACCAATAATTTGCTCACCAAAAGTAGGTGATTTATATGGTGTTGTTTGAGTTTGCGGCTCCCTATCAACCATGCCAAGAACAGTAGCGAAATCCTCTCTAGTGGCAAGACCAGCTTGAATGGCTTTAGCCATGATTTGAGATTGAGTCGTACCCTCAGGAATATCCTGAATCACTACACCATTTGGCAGTTCAATATCCATGATTGACCTTTAATTAGTAGGAAGATCAGACCACTTGATAACAGACTTACCTTGTGGCTTTGGTTGAGTTTTAGCGGCTGGTTGTGTCTGTTGTCTGCCAGTTGGGATTTGATTGACAACTTCAGATGGTGTTGCCTTAATCAAACCTTGATATGGGTTCAAGATGTCTTCTTCAGTACCGCCTAAAGTTTTTGCTTTGTTAATGTATTGCTTGCGGTACGTTTGAAGTTGAGACTCACGACCTTTAATCAAATTTGTTCCAATTGCCAGCAAATCGTTACGCTGTTCTGGGGTCAAGCTACCACCTTCAAAAACTCGTTGTGCATAACCCTTGATCTTTTGCGGAATTGATGGATTGCCAAGAATGGTGTTTTTGTCACCTTCTTGAACAGCACCAGATGGGTCATAAATCTTGCCAATGTTGAAGATTGTTGCGCCATCAGCAGTTGGGTTTCCACCTTGCGCTAACGCAACTGAAGATTGCAAAGCCTTAAATCTGCTTGCAACTTCAACATCACCGCCAGACTTCAAGAACCCTTCCCATTTACCCATTACATCAAGATTAGCTTTCGCAACTGCTGTTGGGTCACTCATATTGACTTCAATTTTCGGAGATTTCAAACCAGCCACTGCTTTTGCTCTTGCGGCAACAGCATCAAGTCCATCCTGACCATGCTTCTCAAAAATCTTTACAGGGTCATTTGTGCGATACAAAATAAGAGCCGCATTTGACTCATCACCTGTAAATGGGATTGGTTTAGGAGCACCAGTTAAGAGTGGCTTAAATGCCTGACCCGGCAATGTTGGCTTCTGATAGATGGTCTCACCTTCTTTAGCCGTAATGGTTTCTGGCACTAATGACTTGAGAACTGCCCTTCCTTGTGGGAAAGATTGCAGTCTTGCAAGTACATCGTTATTGATAGTCCCATCAGCATTTTGCAACTGACCAGCCAACTCATTAGCTACATTAACAAGGCCACGCTCTTGCATACCTAATCCACGCTCAGTCAAGTAGTCTTGAGTCTTGAGTTGATTCAACTGCTGAGTTTGAGCCTGTTCCCTAACCTTCATCATCTCATTACGCAACAGGAAAGCGGCTTCTTGGTCACCAACTTGCAATGCGGCTTGAATGGCTTGACCATACGAATCAGGGTTTGCAGGGTCAATCATGCCAAGGATTTGTTGACGCTGAGTGATCTTCTGCAACTGTGGGTCAACACCACCCAAAGCACCACCAACACCTTGGCCTAGCCTGTAACCAGCTTGTTGACCAAGAATACTGGCCCTTTGCAAAGGGTCAAGAGCAGCACGTTGAGCAAACTGCTGTTGCATTGACGCATCTTGTTGCGCCAAATACTGTTGTGGATTAGTGAACAATCCCAAAATATTGCTTGCCATGTCTTACCCCTTATTTTGCAAAGATTGATCTGAGTTGTTCAACGGCAAGTGGTGTTTGTTGTGGCTGAACACCAAATGCCCGATCAATAGCACTTGTTACCTGTGGACTTTGTGAAATGCCACTTAAAACATCACCAGACAGGCTGTAAGCATTGCTTGGAGCCATTGTTTGAGCAGCGGTCAACATACCTTGACCTGTTATCGCACCAGCACGACCTGCGGCAGAACTAACCCTACCACCCAATTCAACACCCAAACCAAAAGGTCTTTCTGCAAGAGTTTCAAGGCCAGAACTTGTGTTCATAGCAGTGGTAAATGGGGCATAAGCCGCTGTTTGACCAGAATAGAACCTGTTTTGCAAGTTAGCACCAGTGTCAAACAAACCAGAGCCAAACTGAATGCGCCTTCTTGCTTCTTCATCAGCTTGAGCCGCAAGAACCAAGTCTTGTTGAGCCAAAGAGTTGTAGTAAGCGGCATATTCAGGACTTGTAGCCATCAAGTTTCCACCTTGGGAAACAGCAGCACCACCACGACCTTGCTGGAACAACTTGTTTTGCAACTCAGCTAATTGCGTTTGGCGAGTAGGTGTCAACAATGCTTGTTGTTTAGCAATGTAGTCAGCGGCGGCTTCCTCTGGAGACCTAGCAAGATAACCTTGACCCAAATTAAACAGATTTTGCGCTGCACCAGTCAAAGGCTGATAGGCGGCTCTTGCACCCTCAACATCAGTCAATCCTTGATTAGCAAGCGTACTGAGTCGATCTTGATAACCTGTAATCTCTGCGCTAGGGGTATAACCAGCACTGACTACATTGCCAGCCGCATCAGTCGTAAAGTTAGATGAACCAAACCTTGTAGTTACGCCAACAGGACGGAATTTATTGGCATCAGCAGCAATACGAGCAGCTTCAATTGTTGCATCTGCTTGTGTTCTAGCTGCTTGTTTTTGTTGGTCAGCAATTGACTTGGCGGCAGAAGCACTCAGCAATGTTTGTACAGCGGTAGAACCAAGTTGTCCTAGTGTGGCTTCACTAATGCCAGTAATTGCAGATGCTTTTTTAAGTACATCACCAATCAAGCCTTTGGAAGCAACTTCACCAGCAACCTGAGAAGCGGCAGAAGTTGTTGTCCCTGTAGTTGCTCCTGTAGTTGCTCCTGTAGTTGCTCCTGCTGTTGACAAAGCTGATGCTCCTGCTGCTGTAACGCCGGGAGCAAAGAAACCACCAGCACCAGCGCCAGCAGGTAATGCACTTCCCATCAAGCCACCAGCAGTTCCAGCTCCAGCCGCTCCTGCGCCAGCAGTTCCAGCACCAGCAGCACCAGCAGCACTTGCACCACTACCAAACAAACTACCACCACCAAACAAACTAGCTCCTGTAAGAGCCGCTAAGTAATAAGGTGCGGCCTTTAAAGCAGTTTCACCAAGAACCCTAAAAATACTTTTTTTATCTCCTGCTGGAGTACCACTCCCCATTGAAATTAAGTTACCACTCAGATCAATTCTGGGAATGACGTACTCATCTTTATCGCCTTGTCCTGCGGTAATAAAATATTTACCAGCAGTTGTGATTTGTTGAAAGTTTCCTTGTGGGTCATATTTTGCAACATACTTTGGAAATGGATTTCCACGAGCATCTCTTTCGGGAGCTCCGGGTATTTCCAATGGAATTTCCCAACCATCAAGTCCGGGTGGTCTTATAGATGCTCTATTATTAGTTTTTGCATCAGGATTTTCAGTTGCAACAATTCTTGGGTCTAAAGAAGGGTCAACCTCTTGACGACCAGTTCTTGTATTGGTAACAACTGTAGGAAGCGATCTAGGAACAGATGCCAAAAGTTCTGGTGAAATGACCTGTTGTGAACCTGCTTTTGCTACTGTTGGTGGGTCGAAACGATTTGCCATTTTTGTTTCCTTAAATATTTTCGTTAGCAATCATGCTTTAGCCTACTTTGGCTTCTAAGGCTTCAATCCGAACCAATGCTTCTTGCAAAGCAGCAGTCAACAATGGAACCAAAATTGAAGAATCAACACCTTGGTATTTTGGGTTTCCATCTTGGTCTACCGCATCTTTTTCACCAAACACTGCATCTGGTACAACTGCGTCTAACTCATGGGCAATAAAACCTTCTGTAGTTCCAAGACTAGGATTGTTTTTCCAAGTGAAGTTTTTTGGTGCAAGTTGTTTGATACGAGTAACAGCGTTTGCTAATGGCGCTATGTTTTCTTTCAAACGATAATCTGATGTAGTGACGTATGCAGTAATCGAGCCGTTTGTTGTAATAGAACCAACTTGTGTACTACTAGAAATAGTTCCAGAATTAAATGTTATCAAAGGAATAGAAGTGTTATTTGTAAACGAAAGATGCCCAGTATATGAACTAGTATTTTGGGTTGCTAATCCACCAAGACCAGAAGACCCATTGGGTTGTACAAATAATGCGTAGTTTCCATTCGGTGTTGCTTGACCAAAACTAGCGCCTCCTGCCGCAGTAATAAAAGTTGTAGAAGTTGTAAAGTCTACTATTCCAGTAAACGTCTTATTTCCAGCAATTGACTGTGTACCACTTGTAAGAACAATACCAGCAGCAGATAAAGAAGTAGCCCCTGTACCACCATTGGCAACAGGAAGTGTGCCAGTTACTTGTGATGACAAACTAACATTTGCCAATGTACCGCCAAGTGTCAAATTGCCAGATGATGTAACTGTGCCAGTTAAAGTAATGCCATTAACAGTACCTGTACCACCAACGCTAGTTACTGTGCCTACACCACCAGCAGAAATATATTCAACGTCAGTTGCACCAGAATTAACAGCCAATACCTTACCAGCGTTTGACGCAAAAGCAGGAAGCAAATTTGTTCTTGCACCAGCAGCAGTAGTCGCACCTGTACCGCCATTTGCAACGGCTGTAGTGCCACCAGAGTCAGCCTTAGTCGCAATAGCAGTTTGAATATTGTTGAACTCAGTATCAATCTCAGTTCCCTTAACAATCTTCAATGGATTGCCAGAAGATAAAGCATCTTTAGTGGCAAAGTTCGTTGATTTTGTGTAATTAGACATAGTTACTCCTTTAGCTTATTTTGCCTTGTTTGGCTTGAATTTCAATCTTTTGAATAGACAACGCTGTTCCACTTATGTCTGTTTCATATCCAGTTTGAACAACCTTACCTGTTCCAGAAGCCGAAACAGTCAGTGTCTGCAACGCAACGCCATCAGAATATTGTGCAACCACAGTGGCATTAGCACCATACTCAGCAATTCCATAATAGGACTCACCTTGAGATGGGATAGTGGCATTGTCAGACAAATAGTTTGTCTTAAAGTCAAAGCCCCACTTGAAGGTGACAATTTGATTTGTGCCACCAATGACCACAATTGACAACTTCTTTAAAATTGAAGTTTGGTTTTGATTGCCAAGGTCTGCATGGTTGGTGTAATACAACATCCGATACGAAGATTGGTAATCTTGGTAGTTGTTGTATAAACCAATGTAACCAGTCTTGCCAATGTACAAAGTACCATCACGCCTAGACACAAAAGAAGTTGGAGTTATAGAGTCCCAAGTTGTTGCTCTTGCCGCACCATCAGGCAAGTAAGCCTTTGTATCAAAGCAAAATACACTACCTGCAGATGGGGCAGTCAACAAATAAAACGCTTCACGCTCTGAATACACTGACTTCACATTAGCCAATGTTTCACCAGCAATAATCGACATCAAGTCATTGCGAATGTTCTTAGACAAGTCACGTTCTGGCGCAGACTTCTCTTGAATAGTCCTCATCAGCGATCTAACACCAGAGTTAGACAAGAACAAAACATCAGTACTTGTAGTCTGAATGCTGTCTCTAGCAATGCAACCAATACCTTCAATAGTGTCACTCAATGACATTGATGATGGCGTAGTGGCATTTTGATAAACCAAGATTTGACGTTTGCCAAAGATGAACAAGAATCCGTTATGAGCAGCAAGACCTGTAATCTGGTCAGAGCCATTCGCCCACACACGATCTACATTTAAAGAGCCAGCAGTGCCTGTAGACCAAACATGACCAGCAATCAAGTCGCTAAAGTAAACAGTTGAATTGTTTGCTGTTGTTGTTGCCGCCCACAATCTACCAAAAGCAGAGATTGCAATATTGGCATCAGGAACAGTAGCTACATACCCAGTCTTTTCGCTAACTCTGCGGTATGTTGAAGTGCTAACAGCAGGGTCATAGATCAATGGATTATGACCAGACTGGAAGAAGTATGTGATGCCATTTAAGGATGCACACTGCCAATTACTATCAGTAATAGTAGGAGCAGTACCCCCACCACCATAGGTCAGTTCAACAACAGCATTAGAGCCATCTAGCTTAAACAACTTGTTGTTGCCAGCAAACAATACAGTCAAAGTACCATCAGCTTGCACTAATTCATGGATAACCTTAACATCATTTGCGCCAAGGTCTCCACTTGAAGAATTAACTCTAGACCAACCTTTTCGTGCGCCCATACGACCATATTGGTCAATGATGCAATTTGTCGCAACCAAAGCATATCCAGCAGCAAGATCAAGAGGTGAGTCTTGCGTATTCAGCCCATACAGTGCAGGGGCTGAGATGCTGAAGGTTTGAATTGTTTGGCTCATACTGCAATAAACTCCTGATTCTCAGGATAGCGAGTACCTTCCAAAGCAATGTAGTCAGACAACATGGCTTTGTACAACAAAAAAGCCTCAGATGAATTCGTACCACCATCTTCACCACGCTCAATCAAAGCACGAGCATAAGCATTCTGGGCAACCAAAACGTCAGGAACGGCTACAACAGTAGAGTCGCTAGACAAAGTAGCTTGTGGCACTGTCAGGCTGAATGGGATGCTATACACGCCATCAGGACGAGGATACAGCGTTACCTTGGTGTCATAGTTACCATCAACACCATCAAATGAATAGTAGGTAGGAATGCCGTTAACAGGGGTAGAAAAGTTCTGATAACGATTCATCGTAGCAAAATCTAAATTGCTCATGCGAATGTTGCTAGTCACATTCAACACATCAATAACTTGAAACTTCTGACCTGAACCAGTCAGAGAGTAAGAGTATGTGCCTGATGTTGTTGACAGAGTGATTGTTGTGCCAAGCACGTTCCAAGCAAAAGCATCTTCAATCTGACGCTTTGCATCATTGACAAACTTGCCAATCAGGGAGGAATAAGATGTTTCGGAAACAGTAGAAACTGTTGTCTCACGCAACCTTATAAGGACATCGTTTACAAGTTCAAGGTAAGTCATGTTCTTGTCAACCCTTCTTCTTCAAATGTTGCTATAAAACTGAATGAACTTGCAGACTCAGTAGTAATTTTGAGCTTATCGCCTTCTTCTAAAACAATATACGCACCACCATCAAATTGAAGATAGGTTTTTGATGCAAGCGTGTATGCAGTCAATATATCAAGAGTGGTATTAGCACTTGCGTCAAACCATTGAACAGTTATGTGCTTGGTATTGCCGCCTGTATTGTGTATGTACATTACAGTAAATTTAGAGTAATAGCCAGTCGGACAGGTATAGACTGTAGTGTCTACTGCCGCTGTGGGACTAACTCCAACTGATAATGCTCTCATTTCGCCTTTGCCTTATTCCTTGCGGAGATAGCTTTAGCTTTTGCCTTTGCGTCAGCCTTTGAGGTTGCACCCCATGCTTTTAGCGAAAGAAGCAGTCTTGTTGGTTCACCATCCTTGTACTCTGCACCAGCCATATTGCCCATGCGAGCCAAGAAACTTGCTCTGCGAGGATTATCCCCCGACTTCACTGGAGGCTTCAGATTGCCACCAGTTTCTGCATTATAAGATGATCT